CTTTAGTAATGATATCCGGGTTAAGCCAGCGATAGATACTACCTTGCAGGGCATAGTCCAGATCTTTACTGCCCTTCATATAACTAAAGGTAGAAGTGGACTTAAAGTCCTCTAAGGCACCATTACCTACGAAGTCAAACTTACCAGTAACACGGTAACCCATGACTTCTTTTTCAGATCGGATTTCCATATACACCGGAATATCCCCAGCCTTCAATTCCCATGGTTTAGGGTTAACCTTAACCTTGGCAATTAAGTCAGGTGAGTAGCCCAGCTTCTCCATAGCTTTAGGGAAGTTTTCAGGTGACCAAGCCAGCTCGATACCTGAGTGGATAGCCGTACCCATACGAGACGCTACCAGGTCTTCCAGGTCAGCTGTTTGCAGCTCTGGAGGGACACGGGGAGTCAGGATCAACTGACGAATAGGTTTGAGCAGCTTGGTTGCTGAGAAGGTTCCAGGGATATAATCGTAATGATCAGTAGCCAGGAACACTGCCATAGATAATGGGATCTTAGTGTTGTTTGTGTAAATCATAACAACCACCCAGTAAGGTTTGTGATCAGTTTAGCTACACCAAAGTACATGAAGAACCCTGCTGTAGCTCCCCAGGCTGCAAATGCTGCAAACACAAAGGTAGACATTAACTTACTTAGCATTGGCTGCTTCCTCACCCCACAAGGCTGCATATGCTGCCAGATCTTCAAAGTTATCCAGCTTAAAATCACCCTGGTTTGCACGGACGATTTTCAGTAGGACTTGAATGAGCCACCCATCAGCCGGGGTAAGATCCTTACCACGAATCTTATTGAACAGCTCAATGACCAGTGGAATGGAACGTTCACCTTGATCGTTATCATAGGTAACTGCACGATCCTCTAAATGCCCAGCAGCTGCCAGTAGTACCTTGTGGGCACTGACTGTTGTATCTACTGGTTTAGGTTCAAGAGCTTCAAGCTGTGCTGTCAGTTCAGCTACCTGGATTTCAAACTTTTTAACTTGAGATCCCCAGTAAGCTTTCTTCCTTTCAGCAACAGACATTTTTAAACAGTTTTTAGCATCGTGAAGTGATGCTTGTGCATACTTCAGATCTCTTTTTAAATGCGTTTTGTTCATACGGATTTCCTTTGCAAAGAATTCATAGAGTGCCCGGAAGGGCACCCCACAAAACACTTAAGCTTGACAGCTTAAGCATTCATCCTTAACAACCACACCACTTCGTGAGTAGACGTAGTAAACAGACAGGATTTCTTCATCCAGTACGCAACGAGTCATCAACTCCGAGATCAGATCTTCTGATCCATCTTCAGGTACGAAGAAGTTCAGAGACTGGCCTTGGCAGATATGTTTCTGACGTAAGCTGGCACGTCGTAACAGGACTCGTTGATCCATTTCAAAGGCAGTCTTAAACACCTGCTTCTCATGGTCATCAAGCCAGTCAACGTGTTGTACTGAGCCTACGTGGTTAATGATATCGTTGATGGTTTCTGCTGAGTAAACTCCACGCTCCTGCATGAGTTTGTAGATCTCAGGCACGATACGACTGAGCTGCCCAGCAGCAGAGCTGGCTTCAAATACCATTCCAGGATCCGGGAACCAGGATTCAGATACACCACCCATTAACAGGGCTGTGCTCTTGGTAGGTGCAATGGCTGTACGGTGAGTGTTACGTACACCATGACCTTCACACCATTCTGGTTCACCCATGACTTCTGCCATCCACTGAGAAGCTTTAAGGCTTTCATCATGGATATGCTTGAAGATCTCCTGGTCGATAAATTGAGCTTCCAGTGACTCGTAAGGAATACGCTTCGACTGGAAATAAGTGCTGAGGCCCATTACACCTAAGCCAATAGCTCGGCCTTTGATGGTGAAGTCTCGTACTTTCTCTAAGCCCTCAATACCATCACTAACTTCAATGAACTCTGAGCACAGACAGTCCAGGAAGATAGTGGAATAGAATACTGCCTTGCTGGTTTTAATCTTATCCCAGTGAACCAGGTTCAATGAGGACAGGATACAGCTATAGGTCAGATCCTTGGATGAATGAAGCATGATTTCGGTACACAGATTACTTGCCTTAAGCATCAGGTCACGGTCTTTGTACATTGCAGGACGGTGGCGATTAGCCTTATCGATGAAGTACAGATAACCTTTACCTGTTAGCATTTTGACATGCACAGCATCTTCGAATCGCTGGTTTGCTTCTGTATCACCGGCTTTCAGTTTCTCAACGAAACTATCTTTGATGATCCAGCCATAATTCTTACCATTGGGATCGGTTTTCAGTGAGTTAAGGCACTCATAGAAATCCCCATGCTCGATATCGAGGTAGGCACCAACAGAACCACGTCTGTTACCACCCTGGCTTACCTTGCTGGTACACGTAAAGAAGTCATCAATAACTTCCTTAGCACCATTGGCAATGCCACCAGTGCTGATCTTGGCACCACGAGGACGAATATCCGAGAAGTCTGCTGAAGTACCAAATCCATATTTGGACAGGATTGCAGTCTCTCGTAAGGCTGAGTAGAAGCCATCAATGCTATCTGCCACTACCTGCCCAGAGCAGGACACAGGCATACCACGATCAGTTCCTGTATTAGCCAGTGCTGGTGTAGCAGGTGACAAGATGCCATTCCACATAAGATCGAAGAATGCTTTTTCAAGTTCACCACGATAAATCTGTGGTACATGACGTGCCAGAGTATGTGCAATCTTCTGGTGACGTGCTCTTAATGAGCCTTCACTTTCGACGATGTACTTACTCTTGAACATTTGCCACGCTTGAGTTGTATACCAATCAGGGAGTAACCCCTGTGCTTGTAACTTCTTACGCTCGGCACTAAGTGCTTCGAACTCAGTAGCGACTGAAGTCTCTACTCCTGTAGGTTTAAACGACATGCTTACTCTCCTGGTTTCAATAAAGCTGACAGATCACGGGCACCAGAAAGCTCCGTAGCTAAGTTCTGGTTAAAGCCCAATTTATGCTTGGCCCAGTTACGGGTGTACTGCAACTGAGTACCAGCAAAGAAATCTGCAAACTTATAGGAAGACAAGGAGGTATAGAACCAGCTTGAAATAACGCCTGACTCTTGCTCGAACATGTTCGGCATACCCAGACGATTAAGCACCACGTTCACCCGATCACGAATGAAGTGCTGCATTTCTTCTTTGGTTACTACACGGATGGTTTCAGGAGCCTTGGCAAAGATACGTTCGATCATAGCGAACTCATGATCATGAACATCTTTAGCCATCTTCCAGATAGCATCAGCTAATGCTTCCTGCTTGGCTTCATCCATATTGCCAGCTTCAATTCGTTCCTTTTTACAGGTGTTATGAAGCCAGGCAGAGAACATGCTGTGATAGTTCTCATCTTTGGCTGAACCGTCGATGCCTGCCACGAAGTGGGGGATCAACTTAAAGCCAGGACGGCTGAACGATTTGAAGAATGCAAACGCTGAGAACAGCATTACACCTTCGAGGAATGCTAACGCTGCTGTAGCTTCCAGAGCATCACCAGAAGACGCTTGTTCATCAATCCATGCAATATGCTTGGACAGATCTTCATCACGCTTCCAGGTGGTGTAGAACTCGTCTGTAGCCAGATCCAGTGACTGATTAATCAGATCATAGAATGGGGCATGAGAGTTCAGCTCAACCATAGCGAATACAGCACAGGCACGTTGAACGTGAGGACGAGGAAACAGACGTTGAATACGTCCACCCCACATCTCTTCACCACCGATCATTAACTCATACTGAGTCAGAACAGTCTGGAGAGTGAGGATACCTTCACGTTCACCTTCAGTTAGCTTGTTGTGGAAGTCACCAACGTCTTCCTCTACACCCAGTTCTTCAGCAGGCCAGAAGATAGCCATCTGGCTAGTGGCTGCTTCGATAGCTTGGGGGTAGTCGATGACGTAAGACTCTGTTGGAGTCTCAATACGTGAGAGAGGTTTAGTCATAATTTACCCAAAGAATATTGAGTTGGTTGAAAAGGGTAGTGAGCATAACTCACTTCCCCGGATTCTGTAATCTGGTTATTTAACCATTATGACTTGGTGAGTGCTGCCCAGCTAACCGGGAACAGAGGTTCCACAATAGCTGCTACAGCATGTGCCAGATCTTGAATTTCCTGCTGTGCATGGGAATCAGAACGTTTGTTAAAGAAGTTAGCAAAGGCCAGCAGGTTGCCTGTCCAAATCCAGTTAACCATGGCACCTTGTGGTAGAACAAAACGTGCTTGCTCAGGGGCAATACCAGCTTCAAGCATTCGTTCATAGGTTTGTACTGCCAGATGTGTTTGATGTTCATAAATACCACGCCACATCTTATGGTCTGGGTGTAAACCAGCACTGCCCTGTTTAATTGATCCTTCTGGTTTCTGTCGGAATTCAGGAATGAAGATCTCAGGCACGCTGCTGATATAACGACGAGACTCTTCATTCTCAACCAGACCCTGCTTATGTTTAAAGCACTGAGTACGGATTGGGATCGGGGCCTTCATACGCAACGTGATTGCAGTATGTGCAAAGGGAGTCCAGTGTACAGCCTGATGACGGATCTGATTATATAGATTTTCTGCTGCATCTTTAGGGTATGCAGCAGTCATCCCTGACCTGATAAGATTAAGGATTTCATTCTTATCTTTAGCAGTCACACCATTAGCGAGAAAACGGATAAGACTGGCATCTTGTTCAGGGGTAGTTACCTTCTTCAGTG